AAACATTGCGAGCATCGTACAAGGGTAGTACTTCAGGTTTCCAACCTGAGAATGGTGGTTCGAGTCCGCCTGCTCGCTCCACCTATATATTATATCATGAGTCCATTTGAATACTTAAAAGCTATCAACGAATCTAAAGAAGATTTGATGATTGATGAAGTTAGTGAGAAGAAATACAGCTCCTTTATTGTAAATAGAGGGCTGTCTTTCTTTATGGATACTATCTTCCAATGTAATGAAATGAACAGAAACTACCACCTAGATTCTCGACTTCAATTTGACTACTTTATAAATAGTATCAGAAAGAAGAAGAGGTATAGTAAATGGTTGAAGCCTGAGAAACTTGACAATTTGGATATTGTCAAAGAGTATTATGGATTTGGTAATGAAAAGGCCAAAGACGCTCTGAAGATACTCTCTCGGGAACAACTGGCCTATATCAGAAATAAACTGAATCAAGGTGGAGTGGAAAAATGACAGTATCAGTAGACACTATGATAGAATGCACTTTAGAAAATCCAGATGATTTTCTGAAGGTAAGAGAAACCCTGACTCGGATTGGGGTTGCGTCCAGGAAGGACAAAACACTATATCAGTCCTGCCATATCCTACATAAGCAGGGGCGATATTACATTGTACATTTTAAGGAACTTTTTGCATTAGACGGAAAACCAACAAACTTTTCCGAAAATGATCAAGCGAGAAGAAATACTATTGCTAATTTGTTAGCTGAATGGGGTCTTATGAAATTAGTAAGCCCAGCAGAAACTGAGGAATTGGTAGTTCCTTTAAATCAATTGAAAATTCTTTCTTTCAAAGAAAAAGATGAGTGGAGTTTAACTGCTAAATATAATATTGGAAGTAAGAAGGTGGAAGATGAATCATGATGTTATCATTAAAGTATTATAAAGCACACTCAAGCGCAAAAGAACCTATTTTTGCCACTAGAGGATCTGCGTGTTTTGATCTCCATGCGTGTTTTGATGGAATAGAAAAGTATAAAGTTCATCAAGATACACTAGATAGAGAGATTGAAAGACCTCTGAAAAATGGATCTATTCAGATTTTTAACATGGAACGAGTTTTAATCCCGACTGGATTAGTTTTAGATATTCCAGCAGGGTATTCAGTACGCCTTCATTCTCGGTCTGGTTTAGTATGGAAACATGGATTATACTTAACTAATTGTGAAGGTATAATTGATTCGGACTATATTGAACCACTCTATGTTATGATGACAAGCTTGTCGCAGTCTCCAAAGAGTATAAATACTGGAGATAGAATATGTCAAGCTGAATTGGTGGAAAAAATTCAATATGATTTTAAAGAAATCAAAAAACCGCCAGTTCAGAAGACCGAGCGCAATGGTGGTTTTGGTTCAACAGGAACTTAACCATTAAGGAGTTTTTACATGGTAGATAAAGTTTTAGGCTGGATTAGAAGCCTTACAGAAGTTGGTTTAGCACTTATTGCTCTTGGAGTCGTACTTCAAGTTATTTTTGGTGCAACCGTTCCATTTATAGGTCTTGATATTGTTGGGTCAGTCGTAGCACTGGTCGGCAAATTAGGATCCGAAGGATTGGTTGGATTGGCAGCAATTTGGGTATTGTGGGGTATCTATTCTAAAAAGTAGAATACTTGACAAGTGATATAAATATGTTATAATGTAATAAAGGGTGAACAAAAGGATGACGGTCCTTGGGAATACTGATAATAATCCTGTCGAGAGCCGGGATATTCAGACAGTTCACGGATGGTGCCGCGGCTACCCCTTTAGCAATAAAGGGGGGTCACATCCCGCATACCCGCGGGGGTTCTGGTACGGAGGGACAAAGCTAACGGAAGTTCGTTCCCCAATGTTGTAGGTAATGCCGATTCCTACTTCCCACCTCACCCTTTTTTCTTTTGCTTATGAACAAATTTCATGATGTAAATTGGATGATTGATGAGGATTTTATGGAAACTAAATACAAGTTATTAGTCAAGGACTCTGGAAATTATGCTGCAGATTCATTGACTGAACTAATTTGGATAATTTTTAAACATCGCTGCGAACATCTCCTGAGAGGAGAAGGTTGGCGTGATTGAGGTGCATCATAGTGATGACCTCATTATACTACTCACCGCCATGTGCTATGGGGTGAGATTTTTTTAAACCTTGCTTTTTATAAGGAGGCAATATGTTACATTTAGCACGACACTCTGCGTTTACACCCCAAGACCTTCAAAGACATTTTGGTAGATCCATTGGATTTGATTCTATCTTTGATCGTTTTTTCGAAATGGACCTTACTCGCGATTCGGGGTATCCTCCATACAATATTCGGAAAATTAATGATGCTCAATATGTAATTGAGATTGCCCTTGCTGGCTTCTCAAAACAAGATATTGAGGTTGAAGTAACAGAAGGTGCTCTTACTATTCGTTCCAAAAGAGAAGAGGAACTGGATAATGAAGAATCTTTTGTTCACAAAGGAATCGCTAAGCGCGACTTCCTTCGTAGTTTTACACTTTCCGATGATATCATTGTGAAGGGTGCGGATCTCAAGGATGGTATGTTGACTATTGATCTTGAGAAAGTGATTCCCGATGAGAAAAAGCCACGGCTGATTCAAATCGGTTCTTAATAATGGCGCGGGGGGAGCTCAGGCTCCCCTTTTATTTTTGGAGAAAGACATGGCCGAAGAAGAAGAAAGTTTTAAAGTTAATACTGGTGAAGAACCAGGAGAAGTTAAAATAGAAGAAGAGGAAGATGATGGTGTAGTGCTTGACACATCAACTGGTAAGGGATTAGAAAATATGGAAATCCCTGAGAATATGAGAGCACCAGTATTTGAAGGTGGAAAAACAGTTCGTATTATGATGAATGAGAAATATGGATTTCCACATGGTATTCAAATCACTGCAGGTATTGCAAATCATAAACCACAACTCGTAGGTAAACCATCAGATGTTGAGAAACATTCAATTTCTGAAGATGATATTATTATTGAAGTTGGTGGCGAGATACTTTGGAGAGCATCAGAAGATGGTTTTCCAGATACTCAGCGTGGGCCTGAATGGGTTACAGAGATACTAAATAAAGTAGTAGGCACCGAAGAAACTGAAGAATCTGAGGTGATTGAACCTGAAGACCAACAAGTTATCAATTAGGAGATTACAATGGCTGAGGAAGAAGTTTTAGAAGAAGAAATTGAAGAGGGCGAAGAAGAGGAAGAAGTAGAACCTTGGCCTGAAGAAGAGGATGAAGAAGAAGTTGAAGATGAAGAAGACGACGAAGATGAAGATGAAGAAGACGACGAAGATGATGAAGAAGAAGACGACGAAGAGGATGAAGAAGAATATGACGATGAAGGTGAAGAGCGTCTTTCAAGAGAAGAATTTGATGAGCAAGTTTTAGCACCAGATGGCATTAGACCTATGTCACAGCGTGGTATTGATTTGTGGGAAGAATATAATAATCAATTTTGATTTGAGAGGATATTATGTTACCAGCATTATTATTTAATGTTATTTCTAGTCTTGTTATAGACAAGGCATCTAATTTAGCAGCTGAGCATGTGGAAAATATGATTGATGATCTTCTTCCAGATAGTGCTAAAAAAGAATTAGATAAAGTTATAAAAGATGACCCAGCACATATTTTTACAAATGCTAAAGATGCATTGACGGGTGCTGTCGAAGGTAAATTACCTATAGTTAAAGCAGATGGGACTCTTAAACCTGTAGAGGTATCATTTAAAGTTACATATGATCCTACAACGGGATCTGTTGATATAGAAAAAGAGTGAGGATATTATGGTAGAAATATATAATGGATATTTGACAAAGAATTTTTCATATCAAGAAATGATAAAAAGTTCTACTGCGGCGAGACTTGGTGTTTCAAATGACGCTTCTAGAGAACATATTATCAATTTAGTAAATCTTTGTAATCATATTCTACAACCAATAAGAGAAGAATTTGGACCCATACGTATTAATAGTGGCTATCGTTCTCCTACATTGAATGCAAAGGTGGGTGGTTCCAAAACGAGTCAGCATTGTAATGGTGAAGCAGCTGATTTTGAATCTTCACGAATATCAAATCCAGACCTCGCTGAATGGATCAAAGATAACTTGGAATTTGACCAGTTGATTTTGGAATTTTATGATGGTAAAGATCCCCACAGTGGTTGGATACATTGTTCTTACAAAAAAGATGGTTCGAATCGAGGAAATATATTAACTGCACTAAGAATTAAAGGGAAGACACAATATAAAAAAGGTCTTCTCAAGTAGGGGGAGGATGTGAAAAAAATATCTATATGTTTAATAGGAATTGCCCTTAAATTTTATCTTCAATTTCTATTCCTTATTGGGGCCTATTCTGGTCCAATTAAATGGGTTGACAAACAAATCAAATGGTGTTATAATACATTTGACAAACTAGAAATCCCATATCAGAAATATTATTAATGTATTATACTAATGTACAACCTTTTGGCAACAATATTGCTATAAGAGGAGTGAATAATCAAGGGGAAACTTTTCAAACAAAGATTCCTTATGAGCCTACCCTATATGTTCATTCTCAAAATCCATCCAAATGGAAAACCTTAGACGGTAAGAAAGTTTCTCCTGTCAAATGGGGTTCTATGAAAGAATCCTATCAAGCAATTAAAAACTATGCTGGAGATGTATTTGGTATAGATCAATTTCAATATGCTTTCATTGCTGATCAATATCCTGGTATGATTAGTTATGATGTTTCCAAAATGAAAATTGCATACATTGATATTGAAACAAGTTCTGAAAATGGATTCCCCAATATAGAAAATGCTAATGAAGAAGTATTGGCTATATCTATTAAAGTAAATGATGATTTTAAAGTTTATGCTTGTGGAAATTATAATCCTTCGCCAGGTGTAAAGTACATTAAATGTTCTGATGAAAAAGCCCTGTTGACAGAATTTATTGAAGGTTGGTCTAAAAATTATCCAGACATAGTAACTGGATGGAACATCCGCTTTTTTGATATTCCATATCTTGTAAATCGCATTGTTAATCTGTTTGGTGAAAAAGCAGCAAAGAAACTTTCGCCTTGGGGGTGGTATAAAGAAAGTAGTATTACAGGAATTGGTGGAAGACGGCATCAAGTCTATGAGTTGGTAGGAGTTTCCGCTCTTGATTATATGGATGCATATAAAAAGTTTACATATGTAAATCAGGAATCATATTCATTGAATCACATCGCTTATGTAGAATTGGAAGAAAGAAAATTAGATTATTCTGAAGTAGATACATTACATGAACTTTACAGAACGGACTTCCAGAAGTTTATTGATTATAATGTACATGATGTTGTGTTAGTTGAAAATCTTGAAACAAAAATGAAACTTCTAGAGATAATAATATCTCTGGCATATTTGGCAAAGTGTAATTTCAATGATGTGTTTAGTCCTGTAAAGATGTGGGATTGTATTTGTTACAACCATTTGAGAGATAATAATATTGTAATACCTCCAAAGAAACATAGAGAAAAAAGTGCTGCATATGAAGGTGCTTATGTAAAAGAACCACAATTGGGTCGACATAAATGGGTTTGTAGTTTTGATTTGAATTCTCTGTATCCACATCTTATTATGCAATATAATATTTCTCCAGAAACATTATTGGGTACTCATGAAGAAACTGGATTAGTAGAACCAATGCTTAATGGAGAATTTGATACTACTTTTCTCAAGGAGAATGATATTACAATGACTCCAAATGGTTCTTTATATACCAAAGACCATAAAGGATTCTTCCCTTCTCTTATGGAAAAAATGTATGATGACAGGGTAAAATATAAGAAATTATTAATTAGTGAACAGAAGAAGGGAAGAGAAGCAGATAAAAACAAATTATCTCAATATTACAATCTTCAACTTAATCTCAAAATTGCTCTTAATTCAGCGTATGGTGCTTTAGGAAATCAATGGTTCCGTTTCTATGATGTCAGAAATGCTGAGGCTGTATCTGTCGCAGGCCAACTTTCTATTAGGTGGGCTGAGCGGGCAGTCAATAAGTACATGAATAAAATTTTAGAAACTGAAGATATTGATTATGTGCTGGCATCTGATACAGATTCTTTGTATGTAACTCTTGATCCTTTGGTTGAGCGGGTGGGATTAAAAGACACACAAAAGACTATTAAATTCATGGATGATGTTTGTGATGGAAAACTTCAAGATGTAATTGATAAGTGCTACAATGAAATGGCAGAATACATGAATGTCTTTCAACAAAAGATGGTAATGAAAAGGGAAGTTCTTGCTGATGTTGGAATTTGGACTGCTAAAAAACATTATGTTCTGAATGTTCATAATTCAGAGGGTGTCCAGTATGAGAAACCTAAACTGAAGATTATGGGAATTGAAGCGGTTAAAAGTTCTACTCCAGAACCATGTAGGAATGCTCTCAAGAAAGCATTTAAACTTATCATGAATGGAACTGAACAAGATGTGATAGATTTTATAGAAGAGTTCAAGAGTATGTTTAAGAAACTTCCACCTGAAGATGTATTTTTTCCACGTTCAGTTAAGGGACTTGCAAAATATTCTGACGCCGCGACTATCTATAAAAAGTCAACTCCACTTCATGTAAAAGGATCTTTGATATATAATAAGTTACTTCAAACTAACCGATTGACAAAGAAGTATCCAAAGATTCAAGAAGGTGAAAAAATTAAGTATGCTTATTTAACTGAACCTAATCCTACTGGAGATTCAGTTATTGCGGTGTTAAATACTCTTCCAAAAGAATTTGGATTGAATGAGTATATTAATTATGAAGTGCAATTTGAGAAATCATTTTTAAATCCAATGAAGGGGATTCTTGAAACTATTGGTTGGGATTATGAAAAAAGAAACAACCTTATGGAATTCTTCACATAACAAGGAGAAAATATATGGCAGATTATTTTGATGAACTAATTGGTGTGACAGGAAATCCATATGCATCTAAAGTTTCAGATGGAATGCTAGGGAGCGTAAATGAACATATCGATACTGGATCTTATATACTTAATGGACTCCTTTCGGGGAGCATATACAAAGGGTTGCCGTCGAATAAAATTACTGCGTTTGCGGGCGAGTCGGCAACTGGTAAAACCTTTTTTCTATTGGGACTTGTCAAGCAATTCCTCGCTGATAATACTGATGGCGGTGTTCTTTATTTTGAGTCTGAATCTGCTCTTACTCCTGAAATGATTGAGGAGAGAAACATTGATACTAAAAGATTCATTCAATTACCAGTTGCTACTATACAAGAATTTGCTCAACAAGCAACAAGAGTGGTAGATAAACATATAGAGTCGAGTGGTGCTCCACTTTTATTATGTTTAGATAGTTTGGGAATGTTATCAACTGAAAAAGAAGTTGGTGATACTACTGAGGGAGCAAATAAGGTAGATATGACTAAGGCGCGTATTGTAAAGGGCACCTTTCGTGTTTTAACTCTCAAACTCGCCAAAGCTGGTATTCCTCTAATTGTTACAAACCATACATACAAACAAGTGGGCACGATGTTTCCTCAAGACGTAATGGGCGGAGGGAGTGGACTTCAATATGCAGCATCAACTATTATATTTCTTTCCAAAAGAAAGGAAAAAGTAGGAACAGATGTAATTGGAAATATTATTCATTGTAAGAATTTCAAATCAAGATTGACCAAAGAAAATAAGATGGTTGATGTTCTTTTGACTTATGATGAGGGGTTAAGTAGATATTATGGATTACTTGAATTAGCTGAGAAGTATGGTATAATTAATAAAGTATCAACAAGGTATGAAATGCCAGATGGTACTAAGATTTTTGGAAAACAAATATTAAGTGATCCAGAAAAATATTTCACAGCAGATATTATGGAAAAATTAGAAGAAGCTGCTGATAAAGAATTTTTATATGGAAAGGGAAGTGATGCCGAACTTAGCACCAATGAATCAGCCGAAGAAAAAACTGAAGGATAATTGGTTTATAGTTGTTCCAAATCCAACTGATCCAAATGATAAAGGAAGGTGTCTTCAAATTATAGAAGGACCGTTCTGTCATGTTGTAGTAAAATATAAAAATTTTGAAACACATGAAGAACCTAATGAGGATGGTACTTTAAATTGTGACTATAGTTATGATATTGTAATGGCTCCAGATGATATTGGAAATAGAGATATCACAGATGAGCAAGGAGAAATTTTTGAAAAACAGCTTGGTGAAGCAATTATAGAACTTTTATGGGAGTCTGCTGAGAATGAGAACCGAAACAGCGATATTGAAAAACTTATTACTAAATGAAGATTACACAAGAAAGGTATTGCCTTTTTTAAAAATTGACTATTTTACAGAACATGCTGATAAAACCATTTATGATAAAATAAATGATTTTGTAATTAAATATAATTCTCTTCCTTCAAAGGAAGCTCTGGTGATAGAACTTTCAGAGACTAAAATGAATGAAGAAGAGTTCAAAGAATCAATGGAGTTATTGGATGCGATCAATTCAGACTCAGAAGACTATACAGACCTCAAATGGTTGCTCGACACAACAGAAAAATTCTGTCAAGACAAAGCAATCTATAATGCAGTCGTTGAGTCAATATCCATACTCGATGACCCCAAAACTGGCAAAGATAAAGGATATATTCCTGATCTATTGTCTGGTGCCCTCGCTGTTAGCTTTGATCCTCATGTTGGCCATGATTATCTTGATGATTCTGATGATAGGTTTGATTTTTATCATAGGATTGAGGAACGTATTCCGTTTGACCTTGACTATTTTAACAGAATTACAAAGGGCGGTTTACCCCAAAAGACATTAAATATTTGTCTTGCAGGAACTGGAGTTGGTAAGTCCTTGTTTATGTGCCATGTAGCGGCTGCGTGTTTATCTCAGAATCAGAATGTACTTTATATTACATTGGAAATGGCAGAAGAGAAGATTGCTGAAAGGATTGATGCAAACCTTCTGGATATTGCAGTTGATGATTTACATTCTCTTCCAAAAGATTTGTATGATAGCAAAATAAATAATTTGAGAAAAACAATCAAGGGGAAATTGATTGTTAAAGAATATCCTACTGCTGCGGCAAATGTTAATCATTTTAGAGCTCTTTTGAATGAATTAAATCTCAAGAGATCATTTGTACCTGATATAATATTTGTAGATTATTTGAATATATGTACATCTTCTAGAATAAAGACAGGAGCAAATGTCAATTCATATACCTATATCAAATCAATTGCGGAAGAACTCCGTGGTATGGCTGTTGAAAATAAGCTTCCTATTGTATCTGCTACTCAAACCACTAGGGCAGGCTATTCAAATACTGATGTTGGGCTGGAAGATACTTCAGAGAGTTTCGGTTTACCTGCGACTGCAGATCTTATGTTTGCAATTATATCTACAGAGCAGATGGAGGAACTTGGACAGCTTTTAGTAAAACAACTTAAAAACAGATATAATGATCCTACTCTAAATCGTAAATTTGTAATTGGTATTAATAGGGCTAAGATGAGATTGTTTGATGTAGCACAATCTGCTCAAGATGAATTGGTTGATACTGGACAAGAGGATGACACATCATCTTTTGATGTTGCAACTGGTGGAAAATTCAAGAAACGAGATTTCGGAAAATTTGAGTATGAGTAGGTCTGAAGATACTGGTGGTGTAGACGTTGTAGATAAACCTCCTGGGAAGAAGGAAAAGTCAGAACCATCACCTCCAAAAAAGTATAAAGTTATTCTCCATAATGATGATTTTACACCTATGGAGTTTGTAGTTTTTATTTTACGTGAATTTTTCCATAAAACAGAAGAGGAAGCAAATTCAATCACACTTGATGTTCATAAAAAAGGTTATGGGATTGCTGGAATTTATGACTATCAAATAGCAGAACAAAAGGTGTCTGATGTTTCGGAATGTGCGAAGCATCATGAATATCCTTTGAAAGTTAGTGGTGAACCCACCTGATGATAAAAACATAGTAAGTCTTGATGACTTCCGTAAGAAAAAGAAAAAAGTATATCCTCCCGCCCTAACCTTTGAACCCGGCCAATACTATATCAGGCCAGATTTAGGCGTACTGGTTCATTGTGTTTTCCTCACAGATAAATTTCATGCCCATGATGGACAACCTACCTATATCATGGAAGACCAATTTGGTAATATCTTTGCTGAAAAGATGGAAGAAGGGGCTACCAAAGATTGGCATCAACTTATGCCAGATGTCTTTATAACCACTGTTGAAAGACTTAAAAAAGAAAACGATCCAGATCCACCCGCCCCCCAATCTGCTTGATTATAAATATTGTAGATACGTGTAATCTTTTTTTAGGAGCAAAATGAAGACTTTTTCCGGATTTATTACAGAAGAAACCAAAAAGGGAATTCAAACTAAATTGGTAGCCGCAGGTATGTCGAAACACTCTAAATCTGATAGAGTGGGCAATTCCAAAAAAATATCTGATGGAGAATTTATTGAATTACTAAAAAAGACATTTAATATTGATAAAGTAACTAAATTTCCACCGCTTGAAGGTCCAAATACAAGTAGTACTTATCCTGCATTTATGTTTGACTATGACGGTGTGCCTGACAATTTAATAGTTCTTGCAGGAGAAGTAAAAGGTAGAGGAACTAAACAAACAACAGAGCAAGAAGTTTCATGGTTATTGGTTTTATCAGCATTATATCATAATAATGAATTAAATCAAGATGAATTATTTGAAGCATGTGTAAATTCTGCTGCATATTCTAGAGTTTATGGTGCAACTGGTAAAGTTTTAGGTAAGAACGATGCTTTAGGTTTAGTACAGTGGATGGGTGGACAGTCAGCTTGG